CATTCTCGTATTCCTTTGTTTCAAAGATTTCTTTTAGTTTTTGTACTCTTATAGGGATTTGAGTGTTTGTTTCATAGAATACTAGGTATCTAACACCCTCATAAGTTGTGTACCATTGTCTAAACTTAAACTTACCTTTAACAGGTTCTGAAGTGTTTACCCCAAGTATAGATAGTCTGTTAGCTTTTTCTTTTAGTTCATTGTCGTTATCTTCTCCAGGGTTTTCTTCACTTGTACCATTTTTAATCTCTAATACTTTATCTTGTTCGTATCTGTCATCATCAACAAAATCATCTATTTGTTTAAAGATGTTATCAATACCCATATACATAGCGTTCTCTGTGTCTTCTCCACCAACATTAGGGTCAATTAAGAAGTCATAAGGGTCTACTAGTTCAAGGTTAGATTTGTATTCAGGTTCTGATTCAGCATAATATTGATAGATTGCTCTACCATACATTGATGCACCTTTCTTTCCTAGTAAGTCTTTATAGCCCCAGTCTTTGTGTTGGATTGAGCTTTCAACTTCCCATAGTTTAGTTACCTTTTCAGCTTTGCGTGTATCAGCTTCTTCTGTAGGTTGGAACTCTAGGTTAGGTTGGTCATCTATCTTAGATAAAAGAGTATCAACAAAACCTTGCATTTCTCCAAGTCTATAGTTGTGTCTTCCTCTAAGTTGTTTCTTCTTCCTATCAAAGTATAAATCTTCATTAGGATGCCAAGATTGAGTAATACGAGGACTACGATACTTTAAAGCAATATCGTATTCTTCTAGGACTTGTTTCATTATTAATGTTGTATCTTTCATAGTTTATATAACTGCCAAGTTATTTAATTCCAATTATTTTCCCATTCTTGTGTTTTATAGTCATCACCTTGCTTCTTCTTCTCTGCGTAGTCTTTCATTTGCCAAGCAATAGCACAAGCGATAAGTAAGTCAAAATGTCTTGTGGTTAGTCTTGGGTCTTTAACTGTTTCTATTAAATCGTTCCTTGTATAGCTCTTTAACTCTGCTATAAGAGCTTTATCGTTTAATATCAGTAGTCCATCTTCTATTGCAGAGGATAAATCTGATAGCATATTTCCTTTTGTTAGAGCATTTGTGTTCCAACCATACTCTGTTGTCTTCTGTCCTGCTATCTTCTTATTGTCTTTCTTAGTCTTGTAAAGGTTTGCACCTAATTGTTTGAGCCTTAGTATACAGCTATCTCCGTAATTATTCTCTACTCCTGCTATACTTCCATCAAATAAGTTCTGTTCTCTGTATACTTCATCTCCAAATATGTCTGGTTTAATTAGGTTATTGGCAAATGTTCCAACTACTTGAGCTGGTATTACACTAAAATCTATAAATACACTTGCACTACTATCTAGCCCTACACCCTTTGCTACATCGTGTCCGCTTCCATATCTATGGCTAGGGTTATAATTTTTAAATATTTTAAACTGTGATTTCTCTACTATAGGGAGTATTGCTTCCATTCTATCAAGTGTTGGTCTGTCAAAGTATATATCAGCACCTGCACTCGGTTCACATAACCTTTCACCTTCAAAATCTTCATCATCTTTCTTCATTTGTTCTATATCTCCCTGTGTGTACTTGTCTGTCCAAGCAATAACACCATCTTTATCTATTATTGGGATTCTTAGTACAATGTTCTTATCATTTTCTTTAGTTACTAATTTATGCACATTCCCCGATTCAGATATATAGTTACAGCAATATATACAACTACCATCATCACTTAAAGATGTTCTAGCTTCTTCCATATTATCCCATATAGCTATTGTTTTTACAGCACTTCTTATCGTTGTTCTGTTTTCAAAATCATCAAAGTATATCCAATCAGGTCTGGCACTATCTTGTAAAGCACCACGCTGGTCTGTTCCTACTGTACCAGATATAAGTTTAACTCCTGTTCCTGTAGTAAAGCCACCCATTGTTTCTTCCCTTTTAAGAGCAGACCTTTTAAATATTTCAGGGTAGTGTTTGATTACATTAGGTTGAACAAAGATGTTATATATATCAGTAGTTATCTGTTTAGCGTTGTTACCATCGTAGCATAGAACTTTTATGTATTTTCTAAAGTGTCCTAAGTCATTGGCTATTGCAAAGGCTATGAATAGTTTAGTGAGTGAGGTTTTAGCCCCGCCACGAAATACTATGTCTGTAAAACTCTTTATTTCACCCTTATAAGATTTAATATTGTAAAGGTCAATGTCTTTATGAAAACTAGATTCTTTCTTTTTAAAATACTGTGGTTGGAAATACCTGCACCACATCATAAACTTCTTTCTTATCAGTAAATCATCATCTTCTATGGTAAAGGCAAACAATGCCCTTTTCTTTTTTAAGTCATCTCCAAAGATAATGTCTTTTACTTCTTGCTTCATACTTCTTCTAATAATGATTCTACTCTTTCTTTATCTTCTATAGTTGGTGTTAGTATATTAATAATCTTTTCTTCTGGTTGGTATTTTCCTTTTAGCTTATAGTAATCTGATATTGCTCTCATCTTAACTTCATCTTTACCGTGTTTTATTATTTTAAAGTGTTCTTGCTTTACTATATCGTCATTAAATCCTCTCTCATCTAGTATTTCATCTATTCGTTTCCTTAACTTAGGATTTCTTAAGTATTCAGTAGCCATTACAGCAGCAGTGTTATGTATTCTGCTACATAACATCTTTTGTTCATCTGTTCTATCCTTTTCTTCTATGTCTAATAACTCTTTACCCTCTATATCAAAGGCTTTTAAAGCAGCATAAGTTCCGTTGCCAACTTCATCTACCCACTCTTGGCAGAATATCTCTTGCTTTGTTGTCACTCTGTCTGCCATATGATTATTAAGCTAATTCGTATCTATTAGGGTCTGTTGATACTTTGTGTTCTATTGATTGGTTTGCTTGAAATGTTTTGTTTAGTTCTTTGTCAAATACTATATCTCCTGCTTTTAGTTCTTCTAAGATAGGTTCTACTGCTTTCTTTATTCTCTTAACAGTTTTACTTACTACTTTTTTTGGTGCTTCCTTTTTTACTGCCTTTACTTCCTTTTTTAGTTTCTTCATATTGTTTGTTGTCTTTAAAGTTTATAAATGCTACTTGCTCTAGTTCTATGTTCCATCTAGCTTGTAGTTTGTCTAGTCCTTTGTTGAAGTTGTTTAGTCTTTTATTATAATCTCTTTCCATTTTTTCCTCTTCAGGAGATAGTTCTTTATTAGATACTTTTTCTAATTCGCCAAGTTTAGTTTTCATAAGTTTTTTATTATCCAAATTATTAGTTTTAGTTTATATAGTTTTGTACACCCTGTTTCACTAATAGGTTCACCTGTTTTCTCATCTATTATTATAGGGTTCATATTAACTTGCATTAAATGAGTATTCTACTAGACATTTTGAACAAACACAGTATCCTTTACCTTCTCTTGTCTCTAACTTCCTACCACATTTATCACAATACTTCATACAAGTCTTATCAGGTTTGTCTCTTAGTTTTATTTCTATCTTTTTCATAATGTTATAACCTAACCAATAAGGGATAAAGTAGCCTTAGCTCTTTACACTCTAGCCTCGTAGTTAAGTCGTATAGTATCTAGACCTATAATAAGCAGACACTTGTTAAAAACCTTTTGGGCTTTTATTGTTACACAGTGTGTGTTGACTTGTCTGCTTTCCGCTACCTTAATCGAAGAATATTCTTCTGACAGCGTTAAGTGTCAACTTATCATTTGTCTAAATTGTATACTAGCACCTCAACTAATTAAAGTTAAGGGTAAATGTTAAACCTTTTAACATCTTACCACCTAAGCGATAAGAGGAGTGTTATCACCAATAAGGTGAAGTGCTAAAATAAAAAATAGGCAATAAAAAGCCTATAAGGTATTCTCCTTTATTAATTGTAGAGTCAAGCAAATCATACAATTATATTATTTTAAACTATAGTGCGATATGGAGAGCCGTAGCTACTCCAGTCGCTTCTAGCGTGTTCGCAACCCAAGGGTCAGCCCCACTAATAATTAGTATAGCAGGGTTAATTGTTTATGGCAATATTGTAGGTGTATAACTTTTAACCAAATAAGAATTTGAGAACTCTACCTACTTCATTCTTTGTTACATTGTATATTCTAACTGATGTTTTAGAACCAACTCTAAAGAATTTTAAATAACTGCACCCTTTGTTTCCTATTAGTCTGTAGTATATATTATGTTTTCTATTGTATTGTGGTATGTTCATATATTAAGCATTAGTATATGAGTTAAAGTTTAAGGTCTGGTATAGTTTTTGACATTCTAGCTTTATTAACTTCTGCGGTCATTACTTGGGTGGTAATCCTAACAGCTGATGAGTATGCTTTTGCTTTCTCTATATCTATTTCATCATTTAATACCATTGTACCTACCCTAACAGCCTGTTTTGCTAAATCTCTTGCTTTTGTTGGCGTTTGCCAAGGCTTGTTCAAGTCTTTTACTGGCTCGTCTAAGTTCTTGGAGTTCTCTAGGTGGTCTGACTCCTGCTTTGATAGCCCAGTTTGTTTGCCACTCGATTCTTTTGTCTCTATTTCTTTTGGTGTATTCATATATTGATTTAAATAATTTAGATTTATCACAAGTTTTGTACCACTTTCTTTTATCACAGGCAGGGCATAGTCCCTGTTTACTTCTATTATGTTCTTTACCACACTCTGGACAAGGTAGGTTTGGTATTCTGTTAGATAAGTCAGAGCATTCGTGAGAACAATATTTTCTTATAGTTTCCTTGTAGGGAGTTAGTTTTTTATATTTTCCACAATTTTTACAAATCATTTTAGTAAAGGTTAAATTGGTAAACTAGACTCTTGTTATTCTTATCTCTCTTTTTAATTATTATACCTTCCTCTACACTCCTTCTTAATTCACGAGTTGCCGTAGAACCAAGCCACCCATTTGCTTTTGCTAAGTCTTCAATTTCGGCAGCATGGATAAATTTGTTAGGTTCTATTTTACTCCATTCAAAAAGGTAGTTTTCTATCCTCTCTTTGAGTGGTGTTTTCTTCATATATTTAAGTTAATTTATTAGTTGAAGTTTGCCAATTTTCCATTCCATAAAATTTTCTTCTGTTTTTTCTACAAGGATTAAACAATCAGTTATATCAGAGTCAGAACTATATTCTCTTGCAATTCTTTCCATTTCACTACTATGAACCACACATCTCTTTTTATTTTCTGTGTCTACTAAATCACTAAACTCTTTCCATTCTTTTAAATTCATATTATTTATTTAATTTGTTAAGAATATATTTTATACAATTATTCCAACCATTAGAATAAGCCACATATTCATCTTGATTTTCACTACCTAATTTTGGTTTATCTTCCTCTGGTATCATTCCCTTAAATTCCTTCTTTAGTTCATCTTCTCTTTGTTTGATAACTTTGTGTATGAATCTTTTAATTCGGTCTTCTTTAAAATCAGTGCTATAACTATCACCATTATAAATCTTGTCAAACTCTTCATCTATCTTATTATCAACAGCATTGTTGCACTTATGGTAAGCTTGTTCTCCTTCTCCATTCATTCCATAATCTCCACCTTTCCACTTACCACATTTAAAACAAGTACCACCTTTAATATCTTCTAGGTCTATTTCTTTATTGTTCATATTGTTGCATTTCTCTTAATATTTTTAAATCGTCGTGGGTTGGTTTTCCTTTAATTGCATTGTTTATTGCGGTTTGTGTTTCTATTCTTGTTTGTTTGATTATCTCTTCAATGAGAGTCTTAGTTGACTCGTGGTACACTAAGCAATCTTTTAAAAATCCATCTTGAATTATTATTTCTAATTCCTTTAATTCTTTTCGCCAGTCTTTATTATTCATAAGTTCTTCTAGTAAGTTAATTAAAGTTTAAAAGTTTTTAATTTGATTATATCTGCTGTTCCGCAATCTTTAAGTTCTGGTGGAAATTCCAACATTCTTGTATCTCCATTTTGGACAGGACACACATAAATGTAATTGGTAAATAGTTTGTCATTTATAACGTGGGATAATGATATTCCGATTATTATTCCTATAAATATCAATCCTAGTAATGTTTTGTTCATATCTTTATTATTTAATTATTAGTTTGTTTATATAGGGTTAGCTTACTTTGTTTATTTTTCCACACTTTTCACATTTTTGTACATAAACAGGTTTAAAATGGTCTTCACCTCCCATTATAGCATTTCCAACTCTACCTATAAATTCTCTATATTGTTCAATGGTCTTCCATTTATGTTCACACTGTTCGTAAATTTTAGTTTCCATACTTATTGTTTTAAATTATTAAATCTCTTTAGTTTATCTTGGTATAATCTTTTAGCACTGTTACAATCTTTGTTATGATCTATATAACTCTTTAATCCTTTAAGCATCTGTTCTGACTTTGCCTTATTACCCTCTGTGTGGCTCTCTATCGTCTTATAATCCCTATTACCTCCATAGTACTCTTCAAATATATTAGGAGTAGTAGTGGGGCTTTTATCAGGGTATTGTTTATAATATTCTTTAGCAGTCATTTTTTTATCCATAGAAGAAAATTTATATTCACAACCATTTATTGTAACTTGTTTATCTCCTCTTTTCTCTAGTTGTTTTATTACTTCTAATTGCTTTGTACTTACTTCTAAGACTGAACCATCAAAGAACTTAATGAAGTTTGTTTCTACTACTTCTATTGAAGGTTTATTATTCATATAATATATTTATTTAAAGTTTCTTTTCTACTACACAGATAGTATCGTTGTGATTACCACCGTGTGGAACTAATAATATTTCTTCTATTTTAAATCCTCTTGTTTTTCCTATACCCATACTATTCCAACCAAAACATATAACTATCCCGTCTTTCTTCATTATCCTAGTTATCTCTATCTTGATATTAGACCAGTAACTTGATTTGGTATTGTAAGCTAACCCTGCGCCTCCATACATTTCTTTTAATTGTCTTGGTGAATATGGTGGGTCAAAAGCTAACTTGTCTACGCTTTCGTCTTCAAACTCTTTTAAATATTCTAGGGCATCTCTTTCAAAAGGAAAAGGGAAAGGGTCAACATATTCATTATCTAATACTCTTTCTAATAATTCCTTAATTGGTTTGATAGTAAAAGTTTTATGGTTTGGCATAGCCCATATTCTGTTTATATTCATATAGTTATTTTTTATAATCCCAATTAATATCTATATCTCTATTTCTCATTTGTTTAACAGATAATTTAATACTCTCTATAGTTAAATCAATCCATCTACAAGTATGACAATATTCCTTTTCATTTGTTGTTTTATATTCTTGTTGGCTTATTCTAGTTTTACAACTTAAACATTTTTTAGTTTTCATATATTTATTATTTTATTTTAAATTACTTATATCAACTACATTAACTTGGTTACGTTTGGCTTGGGCGGTAAGAGTATCAAACTTCTCTCTTAGTTTCTTTGTACTTAGTATATTACCTTGCCAAAAACCATCACTTTGACACCACTTAATAATAAATTCTATTTGCTGGGGTGTTCTGTTGTCTAGTCTTCTCATCTTGTTTATGTGGGTAGCCCATACGTCCATATTTGGGGTTTTAAAGGTAGGTAATTGTATTTCTATCTCTTTAACCAATAAGAGGGATAATTCTCTATCAATAGGGTCTGTGGTTATTAGTTTAGTTGTTTTAGGTTTAGGTAGGAGGTCTCTGATGAATTGTTTAAGCTCATCAACTTTTTCTTTACCCCATAAGTCAATGGCTTCTCTGTCAGGTTGTCCCTCAAAATTACAAACAAATTTCTTTTCAAACTCTACCTCCCAGTTTTTTACTCCCATATTATTTGTTTAGTATTTTATTTATTTCACCCTGTTCTTCTTCGTTTAATCTAAACACTCGAAGGGCAACTAAGTTAGCTCCACTTAATATCCAGCCATATTCCCATTCAAATTCATCTCCTGTAATAAATGTTTCAGTATTAAATTTAGAAGTGTATATTAAAAAACATTCACCATACCCGTTCCTAAAGAACCCAACTTTTTTAACGTTGTCGTTTTCTTTTATGAAATCATCTGCACATTTTATTTTCTTCATATTAATTTATTAAATGATTTAGTTCTCTTGTCTAAGTTTAAACTCTCTAGTTCTCCTCCTTTCTCCTTATAGTATAGATTAAGTATCTGTTGTAGTTTAGCTTTCATTGATTTGTTACCCTTTGTTAGTTGTAATCTTTGAAAATTAATGGTGTCTACTTTTACTGTTTTTCCCATAGGCAGTGTGTTAAGTGTTAAAAGGTGTCAAAGTTACCCTATCATTATTGCCTCATAACTATTAGATTATGTGTTAAGTATATGTAAGATAATAAGACGGTATTAGCAGAAGATTAACAAGTGAGGCTCTCGGTTGTCAGATTGGACATTGCCGAGAATTACATCTGTTAACCTTTTGTCCTTGTTATTCTCTTATAACAAGTTAGCTGTTCCCATTAAAGGGTATAGATTATTTAAGAGTAGCAATCTATAAAAACTAGGGTTAATATAACTATTTTCTATTTATTCCATATTGTCTCCTGTTGTGTATTTGTTCTTTATATGTTGCCCATCTACAGTTTTCTAGCTCGTAATTGCCATCATTATCAGTTCTATCAATAGTCGTTTGTCTTTCCCCATAATCTTTTATGTGTTTTAAACGACTATCATTCATATCATCATAAAAATTTGTAAATTTATGCCAACGTTCACAAACTTTAATCCCTCTACCTCCATAATTTTTATATCCTGTGTTATTTTTATCATTACACCTTCTCAACATACTAGCCCACGACCTGTATAGGCTTCCAGTACTGATACCTCTTGCTTTTAGTGGTACACAACCACAATGTTTATTATTTCCTGTCTTTAGTTTACTACCAGTGATTTCAAAATCATTTCCACAATCACATTTACATAACCATAATACAGATTTAAAATATCTCTTGTCTGTTTTTTCTATTACTGTAAGTTTATTAAACTTTTGTCCTACTAAATTTACTATTGGTCTTGGCATATATTTTCAATTAAAAAACCCATTGGGGTTGCTCATAGTCCACACCCTACTACAGGTGGCAAAGTTTTACCTTTGCTATGAGAACCCCCAACGGGTCTTAATTGTGTAGTAGAGATGGACATATAAATTTTATTTATTTTTCCTTGTTTTAAATATAGCACAGTAAAGGTTTTTTGTCAAACATTTCCTACTACTTTAAAGCCCTTTGTTTATGGGGGGATTGGGAGGGGGTGTTTAGTTTGTCCACAGTTGGATTATTACTACCAACTTTTCTACCACAAAAAACACATCTTTCTTCTTTATCTACTTTAATTATTGAACCATTATATATTTGTTCACAATTTTTACACTGTTCTTCTTTCATATAATTATTATTAATATCTATTCTTTTGATAGTTCTTTAATTACATCTCCAAATTCTTTACTAACTTTTTTAATAGCTTCTTTCATTTCTTTTTTAGTTGCTACTTTATCTTTCTTATTTAGTTTAGATTCTTTTATTTTCATATATTATTTAATAAGTCCAACAGTCATCAAAACATTTTCTATACTTTAACCAAACAAATAATGGGAATGATGAGCGTCTAAGATAATCGTGTATTTTTTGTTTCATATATTATTTGTTATTAGTTACACTCTGCCGTATCTTAGAGCCACCTAAGACCTGATAGGCAGAGATGTCTGTTCGTAGCAATCTATTACCCCAAGGATTGCGGGTCAGACTGGCAATGGTCTGAGTCGTATAGTATTACTCAATAACTCAGAACAGAAAAGTTATAGAGATAAGCTACAGAGCTTAGCACCAAGGCAGGGATTCGAACCCCGATTTAATGTTTATGATGTAACTTCCTGTGACAGTTAGAACACAGTACTTCACATTTAGTGACCTCAGCTAGTATTCTCTCTTTGCTCCAGCCTTGATTTGCTACATCTCCCAACATAATTTTCTTCTCACTAGGAGTTTTATGATGAAATTCTAAACAAGCACTATAATTCTCAGGGCAACAAGAACACTTTAACTTTAAATTTAAAACAAAATCTTTTATTTCTTTTTTTCTTCTATTTATCTGCTTTAATCTTTTGTCCTTATTTTTCTCATACCATTCTTTATGGTAACTCTTATGATATTTTTTCCTTTTTTCTTCATCTTTTATAGGCATAATGATAACTTAATTATTATACTATCATTCTATCATAGTTTTGAAATACTGTCAAAGGTTCAAAACCTTGTGTCCTACCTTTAGACGACCTTGATTGTTATATCACTTAGAAGAGATGGTGAGAGTTTTTAGAACTCACCACCTCCCATGCTTTAAGTGAGTAAGCAGATGCTTACAATAATTATTATACACTAAAAGAAAAATTAAGTCAAGTCATAACTAAACAAAATTTGACAATAAAACTATTATGTGCTAAACTGGAGAAGATATAAAAAATAAACTATGAAGATACTGAATCTCTATTGCGGTGTGGGCGGAAATAGAAAGAACTGGGGAGATGAACACGAAGTAACAGCTGTAGAAATAAACGAAGATATAGCTGGTGTTTATAAGTCTTTCTTTCCAAAAGATAATGTTATAGTTGGTGATGCACACCAATATTTACTAGAACATTATAAAGAGTTTGATTTTATCTGGAGTAGTCCACCTTGTCCAACCCATAGCGTATTAAACTATTCTATGAAACTTAAAAGGTATCCTAGTATGATTTTATACCAAGAAATACTATTACTTAAAAGTTGGGCTAAATGTAAATGGGTAGTAGAAAATGTTAAACCTTATTATGAGCCTTTAATACAGTCATCTGCATTACTTGGTAGACATTTATTTTGGAGTAACTTTGAAATACCACACAAAACATTTAGCAATATAGATGTAGCTAGGAGTACAACAGAGGAATTAGCAGAAGATTTAGGTATGCCTATACCACAATGTAACAAAGCAAGATTACTTTTAAGAAATTGCGTTAAACCAGAAACAGGAGAATACATAATTAAACAATCAGAAGATAAACAAGAAAAACTAATATGAAATATAGTAAATACAAAAAAGCAGAAGTGTCAAAATTAAAAAGAAAAGTATTTGAACTTTATAAACAAGGACACAGTGCTAGAGATATATCTGACTTAATTAAAAATGAGCGTTCTTATACTTGGATTTTAGATGCTGTAAAAGAACTTGAAAGTATAGATGAATAAAGAACTAACTGGGTTATACACAGGTCATCACTGGACATAACAGAACAATAGGAGTATACTTAAACCAGTACAAAGAACAGGTAGAACCTGCCAACTGTACTAAAGGAGTATGAGGGAGTAGGAGAAGTGGTTAATAGTTACGACTATAACATACGACCGAAACCTCAAAGTTTAATTAATTAGGAGAATTATATGAACAAAAGAAAAATAAGACTATGGTTTAGGAATACAAACCTACCAATATACTTTGGAATACTAACTGTTATTAGTTGGGTAAGTACAATGTTAAGTTTGGGGTTAATTCAACGAATTTAAATAATATGAGAAAAGAAAAAGTATTAGTAGCTGTAGAAATAACTTGCGACCCACCAAGAACTTATCATTGGCAAACACCTACAATAGAAAAAGAAGCAGAATATTATGAAGATTGGATAAAAGATTTTCATAGTTTTATTAGAGACCACCGCTCACAAGACCCCGTAGCTTTAAATGTAGAAAGAGTATATAAAGATATATGTGAATTTTGTAAAAGTGAATGGGAAGAAGATACTGATGGCTCACCTCTTTGTTGTGAAAAAGCAGTAAAAGAATTTGAATATAACAATAAATAATATGCTAAGTAACATTTGGAACGCCCTCAATAAAGACCTCCCAGAGGTACATATAGAAGAGAATACACATATAACTGTTCCTATGCCTATATTTCAACGTTTAAAGGGTATAGAAAGCCTAGAGTCAGTTACAGAAGAAGAATACTCTAGAGAAGATGATAGAGCTGAATGTAATGCTTGGACTAATAAACTTAAATTTGAATAATATGGATATAAAAAAAATAGTAGAATACTTTGAAGAAATAGCAGGAGAATGGAATGGAGATGAAGATGGTTATTTAGAAGATAGAGCTTCAATAGCTAATGAGATTTTAGACAAAATTGAAGAATTAAATGATATAA